ACACCAACCCATCTACAACCCCAAACCAATTACCGACCAAATGAGTCGGTAATAGGCTACAACCTTATAAACGACCACCAAAGAGCCATTTATTTTTTTTACATCTCTTTAGAGAGTTGCAACCACTAAATAGAACCTTTTATTCTCTTTAATCCCTATATAAGGACGTCTGAGCCTCAGGATAGTAGTTGACGGGGGGGAGAGAGGCAGGCGAGTAGAAGTTCGGGTGGGTGGGGTTTATATCATACACCAAACGCACATCAGTTTCATTTTCATTTCACCAAACGCACACTCGTTCTAATTCACCAAACGCACACCACTTTTCCTTCTACCCATCACACCATTCATATTTAACCAAACAATTAAAAACCCCCTTATGGGGGGGGTACTACTATTATATTATTGACGACCCTTTGTTTATATTTAGATATAAAGAGATTTATCCCATATTGTTGTGGGTCGTAAATGAAAAATATGACAAAAGAGTGTGTAGGTTTTATGTCGGCGGTTTATTTGTTATATTCCTAGCCCTTCGGCTATAGATGTATTCCACATCGGTTAGGTCGTTAATAAGAATGATAGGTAAGTTATTCTTATTAGTCCTTGTTTTTCTTTCAGTAGAAATATAATCCGCAGGCTCTCTGGCTTACCACCTCCCGAGATGACTAAATCCCAGCCTTCTACGCTAATGCGGCAACTAAAGCCTAAACACTTCTTCATTTGTACCCATAGTATAGCAAAAAAAGAGGAAAAAATCAAGGGGGTTGAATTAAAATGGAAAATATGTTATAATATGTGTGTAGAATTAAGAAAAGATTAAGAACAAATATGTCAGAAAACCAACAAGAAATGGAAATTACGGGGCAAGACTTAATGAATCCGACCTTTCAAAGGGTTCGTAATATTGTTCAAGATATAGAAGACCATGTTGCAAGGGGGGAAAAGCCCAATATATATGAGATTCAAAAAAAGCATGGTTATTCTGATGTGTCAGCTAGGCAGTACGCTGTCAAGAAGACTAAAGCCTGGGACAAGATAATGGAGCAAAAGGTAAAAGATGAGGAATTGGTTAATAGATTGGACGATATAGCTCAAAACGGTAAAGACAGTGATTCTATTAAGGCGATTAAAGAGATGTTTAAACTTAAAGGACGTTATCCAACCAAGAAGTCGGCTACTTTCAGTGTCCAAAAAACAATTAGCGACCTGAAAGAATGATAAGTGATGAAAAACTACAGAGTAAATTAAACATAGAGCCTCATAAAGAGCAGGAGAGGATGATTAATTGCGATTCTGACTTAAAGGTTTGCTGTGCGGGGAGAAGAGGTGGTAAAACCTTTTATGCAGCATACGAAGCGACCAAGAAGATTCTTCAAGAGAATCAGAATATCTGGGTTGTAGCTCCAAATTACGAGCTAACCAAGAAGGTTATTGATGAGGTTTTAAGGAATTTGGGTAAGCTTTTCGGTTCAAGCGGTTTTAATTACAGGAAAAAGCCTACGCCAGTAGTGGAGATGAAGTCTACTGGTTCTAAAATCAAAGGTAAATCGGCTGAGAATCCAAAATCGATGCTTGGAAGTTCAACTGATTTAATCATTGTTGATGAGGCGGCAATAATCGACAAGGAAATATACGACCAATACCTCGAACCGACCACGATTGATAGAAACGGAGACATTATTCTTATATCGACCCCTAGAGGTCAGAATTGGTTTTATGATAAATGGTTAAATGCGGGAGAAGGACAATTTAAGTTTACCTCCCTCGATAATCCCAACTTCCCAAAAGAGAGGTGGGAGAAGCTTAAACAGGAAAAACCTAAAAAGATATTTGCTCAGGAGTATGAAGCTAAGTTTATATCCTCAGCTGGTTCGGTATTTAGAGGAATTGACGATATAGTCGGAGACGAGCAGTGTCAACCAGAAGAAGGAGTTGGATATATAATGGGAGTTGATTTAGGTAAGCAGAACGACTTTTCTTGTTGTGTGGTAGTAGACAGAACAACAAATAAGGTGGTCTGGATTGATAGGTTTAACGAGCTTAGTTATAACCTCCAAAAGAAGAGAATCCTTAATTTAGCGGAGAAATATAATAACGCCAAGATAGTTATCGACCACAGTGGAATCGGAGACCCGATAGTTGACGACCTTAAAAGACACGCCTACGTAGAGCCGCTGAGCTTGCATTCGATTAAAAACAAGCAACAGTTAATAGAAAAGTTAGCAATATATGTAGAGCAAAAAAATATAGAAATTCCTCGTCATGACGTTTTATTAAAAGAGTTAAAGCAATACGCCTACAACGTTACTTCCAGAGGTTATAGGAAGTACCACGCCCCCAAAGGTAAGCACGATGACACGGTAATAGCTTTAGCCTTAGCGGTTTGGGGGCTGAGACCGAAGAGGTCGGAAAGCGAGGAGGACGAAGAAGAAAGGAGAAGAAGATTAAAAAAGACATTTAATGACTACAAATAATATATTCGGAAAAATAAATCAGGAAGTGAGGGAGTTTCAAAACGATGATATTCCCATTTCTGATGGTTTTGAGTTCAATCAAAAAGATAGAGTTCACCAGAACATAAGATACTATCACTCGAAGTTTGAATCTGGAGAACTCGACTCGGAGGGTTATAGAAAGTTTTTTTACAACGTTGTCAAAAATCCTTGCAACTCGGCTTCAAAGGCAATTGCTTTTGAACCTAAAGATATTCAAATAAGTCCCACACCAGGTTATAGCTCCTTAAAGGCTTGGCTTATGGACTTGGATTTTAGATACTGGATTAAGGAGAATGATTTCTCTAGAATATTAGGAGAGACATTTCACAAGCTACCTATTCATGGTAGTGTTGTCCTTAAAAAGGTTGGTGATAACTCTTTGGAGATGGTTGACCTTAGAAACCTCATAAACGAGCAGTCGGCTGAATCTTTACGACAAGCCTCTTATGTAATCGAGCAACATCATTACTCCCCTGAAGAATTCAGGGAGGTTTCTAGTGGTTGGGACAACCAGGAAAAAACTCTCAAAATGTACCGAGCTAACGAAGATAAGTATATTAGAGTCTTAGAAAGATACGGCGAAGTACCAGAGAGCATGATAGAAGAAGGAGGCGACCCCGATAAGTACGTCTACTCCCGAATGATAGTTTATATGCCCGAGGGCGGACTTAAAAAAGGTAAGCCGTCAATATCCTCTAAAAACCAAATGAGTGGCGGAGGACTTCTCTTAGACGCCGTAAAGATTGACAGAGAGAAGGAGTTTCCTTACAGGGAAATTCACTTTGAAAAGATTCCAGGAAGATGGCTCGGAGTAGGTAGAGTCGAAATCTTAGAAGACCCTCAAATCAGAACCAACGAGATAATGAACCTGAGAGTAAAGTCTTCTTACATTTCTTCACTTAACTTATGGCAAACAAGAGACGATAACTTTAAAAAGAATCTACTTAAGGAGCTTCAAAACGGAGACGTAGTTACGGCGATGGACAGAATAGAGAGAGTGCCGACCGAAGACAGAGATTTATCCGCTTATGACTTAGAGGAGAGAAAGTGGAAAAAGAATATTGACGAAAAATCATTTAACTTTGACTTGGTTAGAGGAGAGAGACCACCAGCGGGAACACCTTTAGGCTCAGCTCAAATGGCTGCCGAAATGGTTGATTCTCACTTTCAAAGAATAAGGTCCAGAATCGCTAGAAGTATTAAGGACATCTTATATGAAGATGTTATTCCTAACTTTAAAAGCAGTGGTGAGCATTATTTAAAGCTTGTCGGAGAAGACCTTGACAAACTTAAGAAGTTGGTGGTTAAAAAACGAACTAAAAACGAATTATTTAAACACATAAGAAACAAAAAGTCAATCCCGAGTAAAGAGCAGATGAATGTTATCGAGCAGAGAATGGAGAGAAAAACCAAGGAGGATAGTGTTAAGATTCCCGATGGATTTTATGACGACCTCAAGTATAAGATTGATATTGTTATTACTGGTGAGGAGAGAGATGTAAGGCTTCAATCAGCTAATATCTCGATGATTCTGCAAAACATTCAGCAAGACCCAGAGATTTTACAAGACCCAGCTAAAAGAAAGCTTCTTTCTAAGTTGTTAGAAACTATTGGAATGGATATACATGACATTTCCCCAGAACCGACCGCCGAAGAAGGTATGAAGCAGATGGTTGAAGAAAAGAAGGGTGGTGGAATTAGTAGACCGAGCATTCCCCAGGACGTAGGGGCTGCTCCTCCTGAAGATGTAACCATATAAAAATATGACAAAAGATGAACGGCAAGAAGTTATAGAACATATTCAAGGAAGCCCAATCGGTGAGGCTGTTAGAGGTCTTATCGGGGACATGATAGAAGATTTGGACTCCGTTGATGGAGTTAATTCAACTGAAGAAATCCTTGGTCGACAATTTGCGATTAAAAAGTTGAAAAGGTTATCCTCTCACCTTAAAGAACAAGGAGAGGAAAGAAGTAAAGGAAGCGAATACAAATAATAATTGGAGTTGTTTGCAACATTCAACTCTTCAAAAAAAATGTCTAAACAAAATTTAGAGACGGAAAACTCTCAAACCAAAAAAGAGACGGAAAACTCTCAAACCACTGAGGATACCCAGGAAACCTCTCAAAACAATGGGGATGAGAATATAGACAATCTTTCGGAAGGTGAAGTCAAAGAGCAGATTAAAAAGCTTAATGACAAAAATAGTCAGTTATACGAACGGACTAAAAAAGCGGAGGCTCAAAAGAAGAAGTTAGAAGCAAAGCTTGAGTCTATGAAGAGAAATCCAACCGAAAAAAAAGAGGATAAGATTGAAAACATGAATAGTGTTTTCGAGCAAGCTAAAAAGCTGAACTCTTTAAAGGATTATAGTTCGGACGAGCTGGACATAATCGAGAGACAGGCGAAGGCTCTAGACCTAGACCCTGTAGAGGCAGCTAAACATGAAGATGTCAAAACTCTCATCGAGGCGAAGAGAAAGAAGAAAGAAAAAATTAACAACACTCCTTCGCCATCTAATAAACAGCAACCTTCAAGCAAAAGCTTCAGTGATTGGACTCCTGAAGATATATCTAAAATCGATTCTTCAACCGAAGAAGGTATAGAGAAGTTAGACGAATATAGAAGGTGGGCTAGAAAAAATTAGAGAAAGCGAAGGTTTAAAAACAAATGCCAGTACGAAGCGAAGTAGATTCTGTAACTCCTGAGGCGTGGGCAAATATGCTCCAGCCTGCTTTGAGGAAAACTATGGTCTCAGCTGAGATTTCAAACTCTCGGTTTGAACCCAACCTCCAAGTCGGAGACAGTTTCAATTATTCTTACTTTAGTGGAGACAATACCGTTGTTGACTATACCGAATATACCGATATAGCCGACCACGAGAAGTTAGAAACCACTGGTGAGAAATTAATAGTAGACAAAAAGCCATTGGTCAGAAAGCACGTTGACGACGTAGAGCAACTCTACCTCAACGTTTCTGCTCAAATGGAACTCGCAGAAGAAGCTGGGTACGCCCTTAAAGACCATATCGACCAAGATATTCTCTTGCACGTTATGGACGCTGACTCTGCAATCTTTGATGGAGACATCAAACAAATCGACACTGACAACGTCATCAACATGATGACTGGAGCTAGAAAAGATTTGAGAAAAGCGAACGTAGAAGAGGACGGTGATTGGATTACAATCCTGCCCCCTGAAATTACTGAGCAAATCGAACTTAAAGCTACCGACAGTGGCTTTAATGTATCCGATGCTGCTTTCAGAAATGGATATGCGGGTAGTTTTGTAGGATTTAACGTTTACAACTCAAACAACCTTCCTGAGGTTATTGAGGTAACTGACGAATCTGCAGAGATTGATACACAAGATGTAACTGATTCTGAATTCGAAGAAGGAGATGTAGTTACAAAGCAAGAATTCATCGATGACGACGAGTTCGATGAAGATACTTATAACGATGTAGAAGATGATTACAAAGCTACTGCTTGTTACTTTGGTAAAAGAGGTATGATTCATACCGCTTACAAACAAAGACCAAGCATGAAAGAAAGAGCTATTCCTAAGCAATTAGGTTCATACTTCTACTTCTACACAGTATACGGAAGTAAGGTATTCGAAAAGTACTCCAAGAGATTCCTTAAAGGATTCCTTAGAGCTTAGTAGTTTGCCCTTTATCTGCTCTCCTTTTTTGGGAGGGCAGTCAAGGTCAAATTAAATTATATTAAAAAATGAACTTAGCAGACTTAAAAGTAGATACTCTCTTTCTGTGCAATACCGTCCAAGCACAATACAAGGACGAAGCACTGGAGAGAAACATCAACCATTACTACGATGAGGCGGTAATGGAGATATGGAAGGCGGAGGGAACTTGGAAGTTTGATGAAGGAGTAGAGACTCTCCCAGTGGGAAAAACCAACCTGGTTAAAGGTCAGGAAGATTATCAACTACCGAGTACTGCCAGAAAGATAGAGAGAGTGGAGGTTAAGTGGAATGGAAACTGGACAAGACTAGAGCCAGTTACCGCAGAGGATATCGACACCCTGTCCGACTCAGAGAGCCTAGGAGAGCCTAAAAGATACTACTTAAAGGGTAGGTCCGTTTATATTAGACCAATCCCTAAAAGCGACGTTGAGGGTGGTTTAAGGATATTTATTTCCCGCTCTCCGTCCAAGTTAGAGGCAGGAGACACCCCCAAGATAGATAAGGAGTTTCATAGGTATTTATCGATAGGAGCAACTATGGACTGGCATATAGCTAATGGAAATATAAGAAAGTCAAGAGAGATGGAAAATAGACTCGAAAAGATGAAGCAATCAATGAGAAACTTCTACTCAAATAGAAACGAAGATTATAAATCAAGCTTAACGGCTAAAAAAGAAAATTATAAATAACTAAAATATTATGGCTTTTCAATTCAATAAGACAAACCCATTCGTAGAAGAAGTAGCAGAAGGAGTTCACAACTTAGAAACAGACCAATTAAAAGTTGCTCTGACCGCTACTGACCCAACAGATTCAATAGCAACCTTTTCTGAGATAACAGAACCATTAGGTGATGATAATTTTGTAGGAGATAACCCCTTCAATATTACTACAACCTCCTCAAGTCAAACTGACGGAACCTATAAGCTGGTTTGTGAGGATTTAACTTTAGAGGCTGCTGCTGATACGGGGGACTTTAGGTATATAGTTTTATACAACGACACCGCTACGAACAAGGAAGTTATCGGTTATTACGACTACGGACAAACCATCAGTCTTTTAGCTGGTGAAACATTTCAAGTAAATCTAGACCAGTCAAACGGAGTTATAACTCTTAATTAAGATAAGTAATGTACAAATATGAAGACTTTTGTAGAGGAAAATTAGTCAGTGGCTTTACGACCGCACCCTCTACTATAGATATAGAAGAAGATACTGATTTTCCAGGAGATAACCGCTTTCCAACAAGCGGTCAGTTTACGGTGTCTATTTGGACAGAGGACGAAGACTCTCCTCAACAAGACCCCAATAGAGCAACTGCTGTATTAGAGCATAGTACGGGGAATACTTATAATGTTATAGAGTTTAACGAGTTTGGAACTATAGACTTTTCAGCAGGAGATTACATAGCTTTAGTTACAATAGCAAGTAAGGTGGAGGGATTTACAAGTAATGTAGAAACAGAATACAAGGATACTGACTTTACAGCAGAACCAAAT